GAGGGTTTGTGATGAGAAAATCTTACTATATTCGGAGGTCTAATTCAATATGAATAACGACAAATTATCTATATAAATCAATGTGTTGAATTCCTTCAAAGGTAACAGGTACGAGTAATTTATATGTAATGCTTGCTGGTATTGTCATTTTTATAATCCTATATTTTCTTTATGTTCTGCTAATTGGTTAACGCCATTAAATTTCCTGATGAGATTGAGAACATCTATCTCAACGATTTCAACGTTTTTCTGAACATATTTGAAGTATTGCAATGTAAATGTCGCCGAGGAGGTCGCTTTGCTTCCAGGTTGCCACTCTGCCATTTCAAAACCTTTGCAGAGCCCTCTCATGGTAATGACAACACCTTCTGCAGGTGTGCCTTGGGCCTGCATTGAACTTCGTAATGAAATGTCAACATCAGTGCGTCCTAACAGTGTCATTAACTCCGGAGAGCAATCAGAAATGGTCATGGTAAGCGTGAGAGTTTCAAGACCAAGATCAATCTCAATGGAGGAGTCCATGCCGCCAGCACGATAACTTTCAACTACCAAATTTAAATTTGGTAGTGTTACGCTTTCACATTTTGCTTGATAGGGAATGCCGTCAACAAAAATGTTAAAATATTTTAAAACTCTTGGTAAAACTGGTATTGCCATTAAAAAATCTCCTCTAAATAATCATTCACAATACGTGAACGGAAAGTGATATGTTCTGCTGGTGTTGCTGGTGTGAACTCAACATTGAAATAAACTCTTCCATCTTCAATAGCGCTTGCTGTATTTAATCCTAGATCAGGAAAACAGCTCCCACCAAGAATGGCGCCTTGTGCTTTTAAATCACGCAAATAAGCATTGACGCTTTCACTCACATCATGCATGTAGGTCTTTCTGATATTGCGGTCGACGGCCCACAGATGCCCACGTAAAATGGCATCATTGATCATGTCTGCAGTTCTCACCACTGATAAAAAAGCAAATTTTGGATCGCTTGAAACAGTACGGTTGCCCCAGAGACGATAACCGTTTTCACGAATGATGGTTGTGATATTTTGCTCGTTGAGAAGGTTGGCGCGGCTTGATCTGTCACCAATGGAAAAATCAATCGGGCGTGCTACGCCCACAATACCATTGATCACTTTATTGGAAGGAGAATGCCAAAAACCATGTGTAAAATCTGTTTTGGCAATGACACCAGCAACGGCTGCACTTGCGGGCTGTTCTATAATTTTTCCATTATGATTCACCTGTACAAATGGATCAACCATGATGACACGCTTTGAGCTAAAGTCCCTTGCCGCGTCAAGAGCTGCTTCATCTGTACTGTTCGGTGCGTCTAATACCACAATGGCGCGTAGACGCTCTGCTATACCAATCAACTCTGCTGCGACAGGATTAGAGGTTGTCCTGATTATGGCTTTGGCTGTCGCACCAGTTCCATCACCATCAATTGTTACATTTGGGGCGGTTTGATAACCAGTGCCATTGTCAGTTATGTGAATATAATTTACTTTCCCATCATTTATGGAAGCTTCTGCTTTTGCATTACCTTCAATTTTAACACTTGCTTGGGTATAGCCGCTGCCTTGATTTATTACATCAATACGACTAACGACGGTAGGACGTTTATGTGTAAAGCCTGGAGCAATCAGAATGCGTGGTGTTTGTCCAAGAAGTGATTGTGCTCCAATGAAAGCATGAACCCCTTCATAAGCACCATCTGCGTTTACACCGCCCAAAACATTGGTTAATGTTTCGTTTTCATCTTTACCTTCTTCTACTCGCACAACAACAACAATGGCACCAACTTGCTTAAAAATAAGATCAAGAGCATTGGGTAATGTGCCTTTCCGCCTCCCTGTTGTATCCAGTTTAGCTGCTTGTGAAAATATGGCGAAAGAGCTTTCCATGGTTGAACGCAATGAGAAAGGACGACAAGCTCGTCGTTACTTTATTGAGTGTGAAAAGAAACTAAAAAGCCAAGCTGTTGATTATGACCGCGATACACGCTTTGATTTTCCAAAAGACTGGGATAAAATGTCTCCTACTAAAAAGGCTGTTTATATTTATGGACCTCTTCACATGCATCTTGTGAAAGCCTTTACGCTAGCAGATGAAAGCAAACATTATAAAAAGCTTGTTGAAGAAGCTAAGCGAGTTTTAGTAAGTCCAACTACAAAAATAGCTTAAACTTAAAAACTGATTTTATCTCCTCATCTTTTAGGTGGGGAGGTATGTATTCCTTTCTTAATGGCTCTGTTCCATTTGCACATCTACTTCACTAGCTGTTAGTGTTGGAATAGAAGAGACATCAATATCACGCTCTGCATGCCAAGCATCATAATTGGCTTGCATACGTAACCATATGGCAGCTCCATCACCAAACATTTTTCCAAGACAAGCAGAAATAGCAGGAGAAACTGGCTTTTTTGCCTTCAGGATATCATAAAGATGTTGGCGTGATATACCGAGCATCTGTGCAATTTCTAATTTTGTTTTGCCTGTTTCAGGAATAATATCTGCTAAAACTTCTCCTGGATGAGTAGGGCAGCGGTTTTTATCTCTTTGTGCAGGAATGTCATTCATAACTGTATCCTTAGTGATATTGTTCAAGATCAACACGGTAAGCATTACATGAGTCAAATTCAAAGGTAATACACCATGGTCCGTTAACGTGGACACTGTAACGAGTGGGTGAATATCCAATCAAAGAATGAAAGTTAAATCCTGGAAGATTCATATCTTCGGGTCTTTCAGAAAAATCTAAACGATCAAGACGAACCATAATACGTTTTACAAGTCTCTTATCAATCTTGGATGAATTTCCCGTTTTAAATAATTCTGCCAATGTTTTGCTTTTAAACGTTTTAATCATTCTTTTATATAGCATGAAAGACCATAAATGTCAACAAATAGCTTACAAAATTATCAATATCCTATTGGAAGACCTTATCGTCTAGACTTGATTATCTTTTTTCTTGTGGTTTATCCATAGGCTCTACAGAAGCGTCTCTCTCTACCGGTTTAGATGATGAGAGCTGTTTTGTGTTTTCTTCAACAATAGGAGGAGAGAACACACCATCTTTATAATACCAGCCAATTTGTGCTTCATTTGAAAGTATCGCTTCTCCATCAGAGTCGTGAACATAATCTTCTGATGCTACAATAATATTTGTTACTATACCATTTTCAACAACTGCATATTCCATGACATACTCCTAGATAAAAAATTTAAACAAGATCGCACCATTGCCGCCGCCACCGCCAACTTTACCTCCATTATTTCCATGGAAATAACCGCCGCCACCGCCGCCACCTGCCCCACTCCCTTGACCGCCTTCACCACCTCGACCACCTTCTTTGCTTTCGCCACCATAACTGCCTGCTCCATCATAAGCACTTCCACCGCCACCTCCAGCCCCCCCAAAAAAAGAGGTTCCACCGGAGCCACTTCCGCCATTCCCACCATTGCCACCATAAAAAATATAACCTCCAATGCCGCTATGACCATTGGAACTACTATTGCCACCGTTACCTCCTCTGACAGAAACCGTTCCGCCATCACCTCCAGCACCTCCACCGCCTCCAGCTCCACCAGATGCCCATATAATATCTTTAATCCCTGTTGATCCGCCTCCATAACTAACACTTCCAGCACTACCACCTCTACCGCCACTGCCGATTTGCGCTGTTGTTGATTTTTTAAGCTCAGAGACTTTTGTTTTCACACACACGCTTTGAGCTCCACCGCCACCGCCGCCGCCAAAATTATTTTGCTTGCTTACGCTCCCAGCTCCACCGCCGCCACCGCCACCCCATGCCCATACTTCGACTTCTGTATCATCGCTCACACCATCAGGAAATGGAATGGGTCCGCTTTCTTTCATAAGAATTTCGATAGGTTTTTTGGTTAATAAAGCTACTAATTGATCTATTTCACTTTTCGTATAATAGGTTGTCAGATCTTCATTAATTTTGGCTTGGAATTCGTCTAAACCTACAATATCTTCCGTTTTATGTTGGTGCGGACCTAACAATGATATCGCACTGCCGAAAGTAAATTTATTGTTGCTTGTTTTGTAGAGAATATAATTGTTAGCTGCATCTTGGGTGCCATCTACATCACTTAAATCAGAAAATGAAAAAATTCTATCCGCTGGCATTTTATCTTTGAGAGTTGCTTCAAGATCTGTAACATCACTTATGGCATGCCTATGTTGTACAGATGCTTTACCTTCTACTTTTTTCTCAATATCCGCTATTGCCTGATCAATTTTTCCCAAATTCTCCCGCAAGATTGGGAATTCAGAACTCATAAAACGTCCTTCTTTGGGCAATTCCATCTTTAGATTTTTTGTTTTTTCCATCTGTTTTCTCCCGTCACAATATGCCAGCGCCAAAATCACTTGCCATAGAACGTGCAGCCGGACCTCCGGTAAGTGTGAGTTTCAAGCGCGCTTGTTGTGCTTCATTATCGTCACTGGCAAATTTTTTCTCCACCCAAAGTGGATCCGTAAGTTGTTCTGTTTCCTCTAATTTAAGAGGGGTAAAACAGCCATCATCCAGTTGCATCTCTAGTGAGAAAGTGGATCCACCTGGCAAAAATGTTTTAATATAGCTGGTCAGACGCGCCTTTTCCCCAAAAGGAAAAGCACGAGTGATATAGGTTGCTGTTTGATGGATTTTTCCTCCAACCAATTGCACAGGAGCAAATAAAACGGGTGAGAGTTTCTCTGTGCCTTTGAGAATAGCACGAAGATGAACCTTTTCACTGATATATTCGGTAAGACTTAGCAATTGAAACGGCAAGAGCTGGTAAATTGTACCATTGTTACGTTCAATTTCAAAGATGACAGAACACTCACTCGAAGGCAATTCAATGGCTGCGCGTACTTGCAAATCAGAGCAATCAACAAGATCAAAACTGCCTAAATCGATGACCTTTTGTGTCTGTGCATAGCGTGCAGCGAGCACCCGAAATGCTAAAGCCTCATCTTGGTGGGCGGTCCATGTTTGCGCATTGACAGAAGAAAAGCGTGGTCCAGTCACATAAGGATGACTTGAAACAACTCTTTGCTTTTCCTTATCAAAATCTCCAAGCTTTGCCAGTGAAAGTGAATGATTAGCATCATCTGTTTTGACAACAAAAGCCGTAAGACGGTCATCAGAAACTAACAATGGCACATCATAGCGCGCTTTCGCCCATCCGGTTTTTGCCTCTTTCATAGAATAAAAGCTTTGTGCTTGAATATCGGCAGTAGGATAGCCGTTTTCAGTGGTGACCAAATCAATCACGAGATTGTTGGCAGGATCGCCAATTTTACAAAGATGAAAGTCAATGCCTGTTATTTGACGTGTTTCATCAGGAGTAAAGACTTGTGCTTGCGGATCAACTTGTGTCCATATCTTTACCGTTGTGGTACGCCGCATGACTTTTACATCAATCACACCTTGTCCTGTAAAAAGACCTGTTGCAACTGTGCCGCCTTTGCCTCGTGCTACAATGTTTTTTGTGCCTGCAGGAATGTTTTTAGGAATTGTAAAAGTGCCTTCAAGGACACCTTTGTTATCTGCAACAAGCTGACTCTTTGGTAAGACACTGACACCATCAAAAGTAAGGCTTTCTAAGATTTCTCCTTTGGCAAAACCTACAATTTTAAAACTAAGCGCAATTTGTCTTAGAAAATCAATTTGTTCTTGAGACGCGCTGATGAGTTCATCATTGACTTCCTTTTTACGAACACTGTTGCCAATGATCCGCCCCATATTCGAAGAAAAACCCATATTCAATTGATTAGTCACACCTGATAGCCAACTGGTACGCTGCTCATGCCAAAAATCTGTCGCGGGTGTCAGTGTAACCGTGCCAGGCAAAGATACAAAATTTTGATAAGGATTGATTCTTTCACAAGCTGTTGTCAATTCTTGCGCAATAATCACTTCATTTGTCCAATCAAGCGTGACAGGTGCTTTTAAAGGAGCTGTATAAAATGTTGGATCAATAGCAAGCTGCAAAACACCATTCCCTACAGCCCCTGTTTGTGAAAAACCTTCATCTCTGTAAGAATCATCAATAAAAGGATCGACAAACATGCCTTTTTTGGCAACAGGTTCTTTTGAATCAACATTGCTTTTAATCCGTTCTAACTGCATCAACCGGTCAAGAGAAAGCACCCGCTGAAAATAGCGCCACATCTCATCATAAGGAGCAACACGCGTGCCATCATTAACAACATAAGGTATTTCAAGCCAATTATTGCTAATAGTTGCAAGTGACAAAACATCTTCAGGAACGCTAGGTGCTACAGGATGATCTGCCGAAATTCCTTTGATATAGACTGCATTGCCATGTGTATTGAGACCAATACGATCGATACGAGGCAATTTGTAAGTATAACTAAGAATGATATCACCATCTTGCACTCCACCCGATACAGTGATTTCTTGTGCTGTTACCTTATCGGCGGAAATTTGTGCTCGATAACGATAAGTTACCTTATAGGCGCTCCCTACAACAGGTTCATCTCCCACGGGTGCCCAGTCAATGGTATCTCCGGTTTTTTTAAAATCCTTGCCTTCTTGAAATTCCTTATCGCCTTGAACAACTTTAATAAAAGAGGTGATACTCTTATCGGGAAGACCATCACGTCCTGATGCAACGGCACCACGAGTTATCGTGGCAGTTTTTTCCTTTGTAAGCAAAAGCGATTTTATCTCAGCAATAGGAGCATAATAGGTTTTAAAGCTAAAACTTGCTTCATCGTTTTTGGGTGAAAAAATATGCGTTTCGCTAGGAACTGTACTTTTAGAAAAATCCTCTGGTTCTTCATGTCTCCAAGCAGCAAGACGTTTGCGTTTAAAGCCATTGATATTGGCTTCTCCTTCCTGAATGCTAAACACCTGACAACCGTTATTTTGTCCCAAAGCTGTCACGCGGCAACCATTGACGATATAATGTCCATGAGCACGATCGTAAGTGGCAATGGCTTGCATCGCTGGTTCAAACAAGGAAGGAGATTTTTGATCAATAAGAACACCATCTTGCAAGATATAAACGGGAAAGAAAATACCACTCTGCCCATCATCTTTTAGCGCCCAAACAAGCTTTGCTACCTCACGTGCACCGCCTGGCTCTCCTTCTGCCAAAGTGCCCGGAATTTGTCCCAAAAGCTCCGGATCATCCTCATGTGTTATCCACTTTTTTTGAAGCTTCACACCAATTTCAATACGCCCAACCATGGAAACATTCTTGAGAACAGCTTTTGAAACTGGAAAAATATCCCCTGCAATATAAATCTTACCATCAGTTAAAACAACGCTTTGATGCTCTTTATGAACAAAAGCATCAGCACGTTCAACGCGGTCACCTTCTTTAGCAACAAGGCGTCCCAAACGGTCATGACGTCCTCGAATAATGGTTTGCATCTCATTCAGTTCACCACTTTGAATAAAAGGACGCGTCCCATAAAATACAACGCTTTGTTGTTCCTCTTTGCCAACTGATCTATCAATTGCAAAGGGTAAACCACTTTCATGCTTCATCTTAAAACCTCAATAAAATCTTGAATTGTTCACGAACATCAGCACGCAAAGGAATATTGACAGACGTTTTGATGATCTCCACCCCACCTTCCAGTTCATGAGCTCCAAGCCATAGCTTGCCGATCGGGACATCTTGTTTGGGAAAAGCATGAACAAGAATAGAAACAGAAGCGGCTTTGACACCGTCAACATTGTGAAAGTCTGTGCGTGCTGATAGAAACAATGCCGTCCCCATCATGGATAACTGAATTCGATTACCAGAATGGCTATAAACACCATCTAAAGCCTGTTCGACAGGCTGTATCGTATTACATCTTCGATAGCCAATCACAGCATTTTCGAAATCTCTTAACACGAGATAAAGTGTGCGGTTGCAAAACCACTTTGCCATCAACATATCACGCTCGTGCTTTTTGACAGAACACCATGGAAAGTTTGCCAACTCCCATGGATAATCAATCTCTTCCCAAGACAATTCTTCATTCACATTCTCAATCCAATTACCAATAAGCTTGCCTTCTTCTTCTGTGAGAACATGATTAATCTCTGTAGTGCGCCCAAAGGAAAATAAAGTATTCCCAGCTGTTATGCGCACACCGCTTTCATACTCCAGCATACTGTCATCAAGCTGCGACATATTGCCTTCGGCTGCTCCAACGTCGTAGCCCATGACACCACGACGAAAATCAGAACGCAAACTTTTGGAAAGATCTGTAATCGCTTCAACAGCTTCAAGCTGTGTTTGTTCAGGCAACTGATCAAAGTAGAGTTGAAAGGAATTCCACCATGCACGTTCTGTCCATGCAGGCGTAAAACGTGCTGTCATTTGGAGCCATTCGAGCCCCAACTCAATAGCAGAAAGAGAGCCGCGAGTATTTTGCCACACACGACCTTGATTAATCAAATCATAGAGGTTTGGGACATAAGGTGTAAGCTCTCCAAGACCGTACTCTTCAATTAACCACGGCAAAAAACGTGGTGGACGTGTAATCAGCTTAGCACGTGAAATTCCCAAAATAGAATCATCAATGTCTTGATGAAAATCGCAAGCATTGGCAAGACATTTTTCAAATTTTGTTGCATTTGTTGGAAGTAGCGAGCCAACCATTAGCGTGCACGTCCTTTGAAATTTAAGGTGATTTTCCCAAGTGCTAAAACTTCTTCATCATAAACCGTACTGTCTTGTGATGGTGTAATAGCTATGACTTTCTGAACACCAGATACCATCAACCTTGAAACCCACCACGATAAGCTTAATTCACGACCAATGGCTTGTTCTTGTTTCCACGCTGCTCTTAAATTTGCTTCCATTTGTGTGAGAATTTTCAATGACGTTTCGGGAAGCAACCAAACATCTGCCTCCAAATCTATGACTTTTTTGACAGCAGCGTGAACAATAATTGTATCATTGGTCATGATGATATTTTTTCTGTGAAGAGCCTGTGAAACTGTTTGTATGAGATCTTCCGATGCTGTTCCATCTTCGTTATTGCCAAAAAGAGCAACATAAATGGTGGGAGCTTTGCCTTTACGGTAAATAATTGCATCCTTAACACGGCTATCTGCCGATAAAGCTATAAGCTTGTAATACGGTTCCGTTCCACTCCCTTTTCCACTACGAGTATGAAGCTGAATGCGTTCACGATATCTCTCGTCACTTTCACCTTCCATGCGTTGAAGACCATGCCAATTTCCCAAAGCGTTTAGAGATTCTCCAATTGCAAAATCAAGAATGTTGTTACGGATTGCCTCGTTAATTCGTTGCCTTAAAAGAAGTTCTCGATAGCTAAAAGCTTCTATGACTTTTACTGCTGGATCGCTTTCTAAAAATGTATACTCAGGCAAAAGCTCTTTTAAATGGGCAAGAGCTGCTGCACGGATTTCCTCAAAAGAAATCTCTGTGATGATTTCCGGTTTTGCAAGCACTCTATTCATTTTATCAGTAATCCTTCCATGATAATGGGCTTACCTGATGGCAAATAAATACCTTCAAAAGAGAGAGAAACTTTCCCAACTTCAGGCATTTGAAAATCAATCTTTTTCAATTTAAAACGCGGTTCCCATTTATCTAAAGATTCAGCAATGGCGGCGTAAAGAGTAACGGCAAAGGCATCATTAACAGGGGCATCAATGATATCAACAACGCGTGAACCATAATCACGACGCATAACACGCGAACCAATCCGTGTTGACAAAATGTCAAGGATTGACTGCCGTAAATGATCAATACCGGATAGAGGCTGTCCCGTAGTGCGATCCATTCCACTGTTCACTTAGCACCTCCTGTCATCGATCCACCAGAATAAACACCGCCATGAACATGCGTTGCTCCTACATTGGTGCCATTATGGGTTAACCCACTTGAATGAAGTGAAATGCCACCACCAGCCTTCAAAGAAATGCTCCCATCTGCGCTTAAACTCAGATCACTTTCAGAAACAACCTTGATGCCATCAGGGGCTGTAACCTCTAGCCTACCACCCTCCCCTTTTAGTGATACACCATCAGAGATTGTCAGAATAAACTTTCCGCCTGATTTAATGTGAATTCCATAAGTGTTTTGTTCATCATCATATTCAAGTGTTGTTCCATCGGGGTAGATAATGCGGTGAATGCTGCCCTTATCAGCTGCTTGATTAGCATCTGTATGAATAGAGCCAACAATCACTCCTTGTGACAAATCTCCCGAGGACGAGATAACGACAACTTGCTCTCCAACATCACGTCCTTCATAAGAGCATGTTTTACCAGCACGAGCTTGTGTATCCGGAATCCAGTCACTGATAAGATTGCCACTTTTTATCCGATAACGCGCGTTTTTATGGTCAACATGGCTAATCTTTCCAACCACAACCATATTGGCCACACGTCTCTTTAGATCTGTAAGTTCTTTATCGCGAAGCTCTAACATGTGTTCCACCAACGACTTTATGATATTTATCTTTGTTGCTCGCACCTGTTTTTGGTTCAAAAGCTAAAAAAGGTTCAACAAGCCTTGCTGCAGCACAGTCCTCTTCGTTTGGAATATTGGTGTTATAAATGACTTCAAAGGTTAAAATTGCACCATGAAGTGCCAAAACACCATTATCACCAAAGGCAAAAGCAATATTTTGCAGGTTGCATGTCTCAACAGTGTTGTTAAGATTAGGATTGGCATAGAAAATCTCCTCAACTTCCCATGCTAATTGGTCTACAAAACGCGCTCCATCTTCGCATGTCGCATAGCACTCAATATCTACTGTTAATACGCGCCGCCTTACTCCATAATCATATCCATCTTTAATCGTTTCATTTTGCGTTGAGATATTAATTGCCGGCGTATTCTCAGGAAAAAAGTTGAAATCACGCATATTGAAAACATTATCACCAGCAACCGTCTTTGCTGCTTTCATCAACGCAACAAATGTTGCTCTTATCGTTTCTCGCGGATGCATGAGTGTTCCTGTTATTTAGCATTTATCCTTTTCTTTATATTGGTATCGTGTTATGATACGTAAAAGAACGAATAAAGGTGATTTGGTGATTGAATCTTTTGCGGATAAGCGATGTAAAGATCTTTTAGAAGGCAATCCGCCCAAAGGCTTTCCCACCACTCTAGTGCGTATAGCCCAAAGAAAATTGTTTATGCTCGATAAAGCGGTTGATCTCAAAGATTTGCGCAGTCCCCCAGGAAATCGTTTAGAAGCATTGAAAGGAGAACGGAAAGGTCAATATTCTATTCGTATTAATGACCAGTTTCGTATTTGTTTTGAATGGCGCTCTAATGGCGCCTATGAAGTTGAAATCGTAGATTATCATTGATCTGTAGGAGGTCGAGATGAAAAATTATATTGCTATTCATCCCGGAGAAATTTTACGAGAGGAATATTTAAAAGAATATGCTCTCTCTGCTTATGCTCTTGCAAAAGCATTAAATGTTCCACGCACGAGAATAGAACGTATTGTTGCTGAAAATAGTCCAGTGACTCCCGATACTGCTCTCAGATTAGCCTATTTTTTTGATACTACTGCTGAATTTTGGCTTAACATGCAAGCTGCTTATGACGTTAGTATATTACAAACTGAAAAAGCAGACGAATTTGCCAAAATCAATAAATTTGAATGTAGGGTTTAATACCTCCCCATTTTAAGAACGGGGAGGGGAATTATGTTTTTAAGCTAAGCAGCTTTTACAATAGGACTTTCCAAAGTAGGAGTATAAGCTTGCAATAACGGATTCATGCTATGCGGTAGTTCTGAAGTTCCAAAACCTGTAAGAACTGCAAGAATCTTTGTAATATTTGGCACTTCATCTTGAAGTTTTAAAATCAAAGCTTTTTCCACCACACCCATGATGTCAACCAGAGCACTACAATTTTTGTCATCTACATATTCACAATTTACAAACTGAAACAACGCTATCCATAAATCGCATAAGAAGTTAGTATCTACCTTCATTGCACACCTCCATGGATTTGTTCTCTCAAACAAGCCAATCCTCTGGATGTGATTTTCGTTGAAGGCAGCACCTTTTCTGTACCATCTGGTCTTTGAATGGTAATAGCAGGGCAATCCATGAATCCTTTCTTAATTTTGTCTTGATAAGGTAACAGAGGCGCCCCTGGAGCACGTCGATACACCCAGTCATGTTTACGCAAATAATCGGTTAAATCTTTTGGTCGTACCTCTAACATCTTTGCTGCTTCTATCAAACCGAACAAACCATCAGAGCGTTTTAAACCTTCCAAAGCTTCTGCTTTTGGTGCTAATTTAGCAATGGTGTTATCCTTTTGCTCTATTTGGCTTTGTAAGTGATTCAAGACACCAAGCAATGCTTCCGGTTTGGAGTAGTCGACTTGTGATGCAGCTATCTGTGGGGTTGCTACTTGTTTCAAAAGCCGTTCGCATTTGATAAAGTATTGACGTGCTTCATGCCCTTTATCATTACGCTCTATCATCGAAAGATGTTTAGCCATGTCTAACGCAATGTGGTATTCTTTTACCTTTCCACCGCTTACTAAATTTTTAGTAAGCGTTATAAAGTTTATATTTTCCTGAAATTTACATTCTTTAATGCGATTTTTAATCCAATCATTAAAGCGAGCTTTTATTTCTAAAAACGTATGTAAATCACGTGCGTTAACAGTTTGAACAGTTTCCTGATCAATAACCTGTTCTCTAATTTCTATAAGAGTATTCATAATGAATTCCTTGTTGATAGATGTTTCTTAATGACACTCAATTAAAGAGTGCCGGGTGCTAAGAAACACGGCAACAAGCCCGTCGTTATGCTTTCCCCCGAAAGGGTATTTTATGGCATAACCACACCCGACAAGACCAGTATACGCCATACGCATATAATGAGTCAAAGCCTTTACAATGTGCGGAAGAATGATTATTTCGGCAACCAATCCGCTTGTTGTTTTAAGGTGTTTCTTAGGCACCTGATTCGATTATTCATACTCCTATCATAATGTCAAGCAATAACATCACTTTTTTCTAAATTATATAAGTACGTCTTTACTTTATTTGTCGACTCACTTTAAATTTCCACTTTACTTTTTTGTTTATAGCGGAGGGGATGGTAATGCTGGATACCCTTGATACAATTGCAATGATCACGTGCTTGTTATCATTGCCAGTGATGATTGTCGGACTCGTTTTAGTATGCATAAAGAAATGGCGGAAAAACGGACTGAAAACTCTTGGTATTGGAGTTCTATTATTTCTCGGTTCTGCGATAGTAGGTGGTTTTGTACACAAAAACAAACCAAATCAAATTACACACAATAATGAAATTGTTACCTCCTCCTCGACTTCGTCAATAGATGTTGCTACTCAAAACGAAAGCATGACTCAGGCATCATCTGAGAATACCGATAAGCAAGTTACCCCCACTCAAGTTAACAAACCAGACAAAGATGATGGATTAGGCTTTTGGGGATGGTTTTGGTTAATCTTCATTGCGTTTTTTGCGTTGTCGATTTTTGCTTATTGGAAAGATAAACGCAAAAAACTTTCTGAAAATAAAGTTCCAGAACAAGTCTCAGTATCGCCCCCTCATTCTTCTTCTGATTTCTCGATCGTTAATAAAACGTCGCCAGCATTTAAAAAGGAACAACTCGAAAAGGGGATAAAGATCTTTCTCCTTTGTGCTCTATTGATTGGAGGAATTTTAGCAATAATAAGTATTTCACCGTGGTTATTAGTGCCTTTTCTTATTGTTTTAATTTGTATTCTCATTGTTTATCATGAAACAAAAAAGGAAAAAAGCTTTGAACAAGAAGTTGCGATGTTACAACCAGATATCCCTCCCTTTGATTTTTCTGAAGCATGTGAAATGTTTCAAGAACTTGATGCAAGTGAGTATGATTATCGCTTAGCACGCAATGAAAAACTGTTGGGAGTTCAAGAAAATACTAGATTCATTGATGGTAGAAAGAACAAGTGGGATGGACGTCTTTTGGTAACAAATCAGGCTATTGTGTTTGAAAGCCCTGAAAAGAATGAACGAACCACTTGGACACGAATTGCATCAGTAGCTATAACATATCAAGGATGCCAAATCAGTCGCCGTACCGGTGTACCATGGAATTACGAATTTACTGCTACTCCCGGATTTGCTGCAGTGGTTAGAGCTCTTGGGCGCCCTTATTGATTTTTAAACACACCAAATAAAGATGCTTCATTGTTGTTTCTGTTCTCGCAAGATAAGCTTATACATACCGGATTCAGAGGCTTGGACATCTGTGACAACAAAGTGCTCTTGAGAGGGGGCTTTGTTGTTTTCAGGAGAGAGGACCACAATACTATCTTGAGGTTTTGGTGGTATTCCCCCGATATCATTGATACAAAGATCAAGTTCCTTTCTTGGTATCGTCGTTGAAATTCTGCCACCAGCTTCCGATTCTGAATGCTTAATGCCGTAAATCGCTGTAACCCGAAACGATTGTTGATTATCCTTTCGTGTGTAGATAATGGGCTGCCCAAAAGTATTCCGCACCTCCTTAACCATTTGGTTTAGCAGCCCATGCCATCGCATGTTATTTCGCTCCAATCACTGCTTTAAACAGCATTTCAGGGCGCGTGCAAATGTAAAGCGGATAGCTGTATACCTCAACCCATGCATTATTATCGCGATCAACGATGAGCGTAGTATAAAGGGGCTTTCCAACCGTGTTGGCAAAATCCAAGTTTTCGCCAGGAGAAAAGGTTTTTTGGAATACGCCCGAGGCATTCGCAGGAAAGAATTGACATTCATCAGGCTTAATGCCTATAGCGCGCTTTGTTCCAGCCTTCGCACTTACATTATAGTTGTGAATGCTGCGATAATTAATAAAAGTGACGCCAGCAAAATCAAAACTACCAAAGCTGCCCGAACCAATAGCACTTGGTGTTGTAACACCTCCTGCGCTATTAAGTGTCTGTATTAGAGCTGTGTTTAAATAGGTTTCCCGAATTGTTTTATGGTTTTTCAATTTGGAAAAGAATTCATTGCCACAAAGCCCAATAATGCGTGAACGATCAGAAAATGCTCCTTTTGAAGCTTCAATCATCTTCATAATGACTTGATCAACATGATCAGCAACATTGGTTGTTTCATCATTCAGTTTGAAGTCAATCGGTTTTGGTGGTGTAATTTCCCATTCCTTGTACCAATCGACAATAACAGAGCCATCCGCATCAAGAACAACACCTTGAATAGCACCAAGCTGCATATTCTCCCATATCAATTCGATTTCAGAAATCAGTTTCTTTTGTTTTCTAGCAATATATTTCATTGCCGTCTCTAACTGATCTTCCGTTCCAAATTCACGCCGGTCTTGGATTTCTTCTGATTTCACCGTATCACCTTTGGCAATCCGTGTTGTTTTGAAAAACCGAAGACGCCCATCTCTATCACCTTCTGCTAAAGGTGCCCCGCGTTCACTGATCTGAATCAATGTCAATGTATTGTCACGTCTCTCAATACCAACCACTGTGGTGCTTGTTTCAACTTCCTCAAAAAGATCAAGAGAACTAATGAGACCTGGTTGAAATTCATAGTTTTCAATAGCTTTCATCATGGTGATTGATGAGAAAGCATCGTGTTTAAAAAAATTCATATCCATGTGCATATTCTCCTATCGCAATAGAATCTTGTTATTGTCTTCTAAAGACTGAATAGCTGCCTTCTTCTGCTCATCTGTGATAGCATCTGACCATAGCAGTTCAGAAGCTTTTACAGTGCATAAGCGTGCAGTAATCACGGCACGTTGATCTGCCTGTGTCGCATCAACAGTAGCAAAAGAAATACCAGCAGGAATTTGACTGCCATCCGATGCCGCTGGATTAAGGGGGGTATATTTTTCTGATTCTGTAATTTTCCCCATGACAGTTCCTGCTTCAATGAATGCTCCTGATGCAAAAACCACTTCTTCGTTTGACATATCCCTATCGTACGGACCTAGATAGGCGCCATTGCGCACGTCGTCATAAATAATATTGCTCACTTTATTGCCCTCCAAGCTTTTTCCCATTTTGCATTGATTTTTGCCCTGCTCGTTCCATCACTGTGAGGAACCGTGGGTGATAATTTTAAAGATGAACTTTTTGAAGCTGCTGCTGCTAAAACAATATTTTTTGCTTTCTCAACTTTCATGCCGCTTTTAATTGCTTTTGCTGCATCAAAAGAAACGCCTAAACGCTTTGCTTGCTTTTCAAGGTTTGTCAGTGCTCCAGCACGTATTCTTTCCTTTTCAAGAGCAGCTTTTACGCTTTCCTGCTTGTCTTCGGTGTCCTCATCTTCACCTTCCTCTTCATCATCGAAGTCTTCGGTGTCTTCCGTGTCTGCGTCAATGTCGCTTTCGTCTTCATCTTCTTCGTCTTCATTGATGATGTCGACAATCTTTTCATCTTCATTTTCTTCGGCGCGGTATCTTGTGCGTGCCATGTGTTTTCTCCTTCTTTTGTTGATATTGAAGTTTGTGATATGGAATCCGTTAAGGCTTCCAAAGACTGCGCAAGAGTTCCCTGCGCATCTGCTAATCCAAGCGTGACAGCTTGGGCGCCTATAAAAGTTTCTGCTTTTGTGTCACGAATTGCGGCGGCATTCAGAGATCTGTTTTGTGCAACTAAATCAACAAACATTTCGTAGAGTAGAGCGCAATCGGCTTGCATTTTTATCTGTGCTGTATCAGCTAACGGCTCATGAGAATTGCCATGAACTTTGTGATCACCTTCAAAAACAAAGGTCCATTTAAGTCCGTGTTTTTCATCTGCACGTGATTGGTCAAGATGAGCGCAAACGACCCCTATCGAACCAACAACACCTGTGCGTGCAATCCAAATTTGAGAAGCAGAACAAGCAATGGCATAAGCTGCAGAACAAGCAAACTCATTGGCATGCGCCCAAATAGGCTTGGCGTATTGTTTTGAGAGAGTTTGAAATTCTTCAACCAAATCAAATACACCACCAGCTTCTCCTCCACCGCTGTCAATATCGAGCAAGACAGCATGAACATCAGGTTGTGCAATGGCTTCACGAAAAGAAGCTGCCAAGCCTTCATAAGAAGTGAGACCAGACAAAGCTCCAATCCATGCACCACGACGAACAAGCGTGCCATGAACCGGTAGGATAGCAACATTATTTTGCACCACATAAGTTTCGGGGGGTCTAAAAGACTCTGCCTCTCTCTGCGAAAAAGAACCTATGGGAAACTTTTCTCCAGCAAAAATACGTGGTGCAAGTGCATTGAGAATAACATCAAGCTTTGTGGAAGCAAGCATATGAGGAACACCAAAAAGCCGTGATGCCAAAAACGGCATATCAAGATTATTCGCCATTTGCGCGCTCCTTGCCACCTTGGTCGCTTGTGTCATCGTCAGAAGAATCTGAATCTTCAGAATCGATCACTTGATTGGCAACAGATGGGGCTACCGCATAGTTAGTATCAAAAGATAAGCCTCGCGCACGAGCATCATTGTTCTCTTCCTCAAGTTCAGCATGAATACTATCAATATCAAAGCCACGTTCAGCAAGAGCCATACGTCGTGTTTTCAAACCAGCACGTATTTCTTCTTTTTCCGCTGAGATATCTTTAATAGGATCAATCATTTCAAGAGGTGGTGCAAAGCTTTCACATTGAATCCATTGCAAAGAATTTTCTTCCCATCTCGGTAAATTCAAGCAGCCAGCGAGAACTGCCATTTCAACAAAGCGCTCCCAAACAACGCGGTTAAACTGAAAGGCAATGACATGTTCACGCCATTGTTTGACGTGCCGTCTAAACTGAATGATGGAGGTTCGCACATTGGAAAAATTGCCGCGCGTAACGTCTCCAGTAACAACGGCATAAGGCATATTGAGTGCTGCACAAATTTTCAAGATATTGCGAAATTGAAAAGCCTCATAAGAGCCACCAACCTCAACAGGATTTGAGAATGTAACCTCTTTATTCTCTCCTAAATAAAGAGATGCACCGGGCGCAATGACAGGCGCTTTGTATTCTTCTTCAACGTTGTTTTTATCACGATTATCGGATAATTTTTCGACGTTTGGTGAATTGTCCTTAATAAACACCGCGAAAAGAGCCGCCGTCCTTTTTCGATCAAGCTCCGCATCATCATAGGATTCGAGTTGAAAGATCTTTGTCATACTGCGTGTTATTTTAGGAGAACCGCGCAATTGTCCGGCAATACGACGCTCTTTGATATGAATGACCATTTCAGCAGGTACGCGCACACGTTCTTGGCTGCTAAAGTCTACATTTGAAGGGCAGTCATCATAGGGGTGATATTGCCAAAAATGATAAGCAACACGCTTGCCACTCGAATTAAACTCTATACCCATCCGAATGTAATTGCCTTCAATCTCAGCTGGTCCATTGTAGGTAAGATCGAGCATTTCAGTAGGATAAACTTGCAATTGAAGAGGAACACCAGAACGTCCATAAAGGTCGACATAATGCATTCTTACAAAGCATTCACCAGTCAAAAAAACTTCTCGTGCAATGGTTGCTTGAAGTCCATAAAAATTGGCATCTTCATCATAATCCGCCTCGTCAACCCATTGCCACCATAAATCTAAAATCTTTTTCTTCTCTTCTTGAAAACCTTCAATCCGAGGATAAGGTTTAATCCCATCGCTCACAGTTGCGGAAACCCATTCTTCAGTCGCAGAACCGTAAAGAGCTTCATTGTCATAAAGCCATCTTGAACGTGCAACAATGGTATCGCCACATTCTTCAATCGCTTTATTGATATGTTTTTTTGCAGGATCAAAACCACCCATTCGACGGCTTTTACTTGCAGCTTCAAAATGAGGACTATGATAATCAGGACTTTTAAAAAAGTCTTTGATTTTATTGATAAAACCAGCCATTAATAGCCTCGTGATATATTCAAATAAAAGATCTGCGAACACTTACGCCCTTCGAGATCTGCTATTTCTCTATTCAGCATCTCAAGAGCTTTGCGAAGATCCTCAACAGAGCGATTGCTTACTTGCTTATCGCCATGGCGTACCGATTGTGCTCCAGAATAAAGAGCTTCCTCAATTTGCTCGCGCCGCTTTTTTAAACTTTCAAGTCTCTCAACTTTACTGTTAAATTGCTCTAAAGTTTTATCCACAAATCACCTCCAATCCCCTCGCATATAAGGGTTCATCACCGTTCTAGATTGTTTTCTTTGAGGTTGTGCTGTCTGAGATCTTCTCGGAGAAGTAAGTGAAGAAATCCTAGGTGTTTTTTCTTCCAAAGAGCTTTCAGCAATTCTAAGTTTTTCCAAACGCTCTTCTAAGATATCGACTTCTCGATCAAGGTTTATTCCAGACGAAATTAAACCTTGTAAAGCAGCGTAAGCATAGACCCTACAATCCAAGGCTTCATTTCTTGCCTTTTCACTTTTTTGCCATTCAATCCGCTTAAAGCCTTTAAAATATTTGATGACTTTTCTTTCTGCGGTCAGTTGATCAAAATATTCTCGATCAAGGTTCTTGTGAAAGTGCGTTGCACCGGCACCTGATGCTTCAGGTCCTGACTTTTTAAACCGTGCCGTGATAATATCCTTCGCTGCATCAACACCAACAATATAGAGATTAATCTGTCCCTTATTGTTTCTGCTTGGACGGCTTGGCCATACCGCACGCCACCCCGCTTGTCCTTTAATACCCCAGATACGCCTTCCTTCACGAGGACGCACATAATTGTAAACCGATTGTGTGTGTCCGCCACCAGTATTAATACAAGCAGCTGTTATCCTGATGCCATCTTTGTAGCCCCCATGCTCCCAGCGTCTTGCAAGATATTCATCCAACTGATCCCACACTTCAAAAGAAGACGGATCACCAGGAATTATATGATAATCAATATTCCAGCTTTCTTCACCGCGCCCCCACCCTACAACCTCAAGCTCTAATCGGTCATTTTGAACATCAATACCAGCTGTCAGCAACACGGCTTGTGGTGGTGCAATAGGATAATCTTCACGTTTTGCATAGAGGCTATCTGTATCAATAACTTCACCGCTTCTATCCTCCCACGGTTCTCCAAGAACTGTATTCACAAAAGGCTGCAGAAGTGCTGGATCATCCTTAGCATTTAAAAACTCTCGCGCGCACTCCCCCCAAGTAAGCCAAGGAGAATAGAGCGCCGAAATATGGTAAGAACGCAAATTCGGTCTACTCGACTCACTCGTAGCTACCCAACATGCGCCACTTTCCTCACACATTAAATCCGTTTTTCGGTGTTCAGCGTGTTCATGACCACAATGAGCACAAACAAAAACAGCCTTTTCAGGGGCGCCTTTTGGCCATTTAATTTGTGACCAAACAATTGGCTGTAAAACACCGCACCCATCACAAGGAACATTGTAATATCTTTGATCACCAAGTACAAAATCCTTAGCAATACGGCTTGTGTCACGGTGGGTCGGTGTGGACAATTTAAAAATCTTTCTCTGCACAAAGGTCGAGGTACGCTTCTCGGCTATCGTCACTGGATCACCTTCGTTATCAACACTGAGAGGATAGGCATCAACCTCATCTAAAATCAGATAACGAATAGGCATAGAGCGCAAACCAGCAGCACTATTAGCTCCTGTAAGCATCAATGCTCCACCAGCAAACTCTTTCGAAAACATTGTATTGCCACTATCGCGTGCACGCGCAGGAGCAATGCGTTCACTTAAAGCAGGACTTGCTACAATCATTGGATCAAGACGCGTCTTTGACAATTTCTTCGCTGTATCAACGGTTGGCATGACATAAAGCGCAGGTCCTGGACTGTAATGAATAGCATAACCGCAGAAGTTCAATCCTGCTTCTGACATTCCAACTTGAGCTCCTTTCATGACAATTGTTGTTTCGATAGGCTCGTAAGAAGAAAGATTATCCATGATTTCGCGCAAATAAGGAGTGCGCGTCGTCCTCCAAAGACCGGGCTCAGAGCTGGCTACGGTGCTAAGGTATCTATTCTTATCTGACCACTGAGAAACAGTATATGGTGGGTCAGGTTGTCGCGCGTCATTGGCATTAGCAAAAAATTCTTCAACTGCATTTTCATACATTATTCGTTTCTTGTAACTTCTCTAACTCTGAAAAATGTGATTCATGAAAAGGCACTGGAATATTAACTGCCTCAAGCAAAGCTGTTCTCATGTAATAATCAATAGCACCTATAAGGCTAGCAGCATCGCATCCAACTTGTGCGGCAATACTTGCACCAAAACGATGAGGAAAATTTAACATAGCATCACGGTGTGCTCTGCCAAACTCACGTGCCGCTTTTTTCATTTCCTCGCGATCAACAGTAGTATTCCGCAAGCGTTCAAGAGCAATCTTCTCGCTTTCAAGAGCAACTTGCATTCGCTCCAGTTTTATCTTGTATTCGTTGGCTCCTTCTATAGAAACTTGTTTGATCTTTGTCCGAGCTTGCCCATCAGGTGCTAAAAATGGAGCTGGTCGTTTCGTGGGATTCTCATTCCAGATAGCTGTTGCAACGGCTTCATTAACAGAACCATCTTCAAAAAGAGCAGCATCAAACTTCCCTGTCTTAAATCGAGAAACAACCGCATTAGGTGAAACATGCATCTTTTTCGCAAAGGCTCGAAGCGATAGACCTTGACGCCCCTTCCTATTCATTGTTGCTCCTTGCTTTCTTCTCTGTCCTAAGAAGTAAGAATTTACGACGTTACAAATAATTGACAATCGGGTATAATCGGGTATATATTCCGGTATGCAAACAGATACACTCCAAATTACACAAGAATTGTTGGCTCTCATTACTGAGATTGATGAGTTCAAAGGTACTTGGCGTGCTTTTGGTACTCTTTCTCCTGAGCGATTAAATGCTCTTCGTCATATTGCTACTGTTGAAAGTATTGGATCTTCCACACGTATTGAAGGAAGCAAATTAACAGACCGTGAGATTGAACAGCTTTTAGCAAATTTAGAGATTAAACGTTTTAAGAGTCGTGATGAACAAGAAGTTATCGGTTATGCCAAGGTTATGGAAACAATTTTTCAATCTTGGAGTGATATTCCCATTACAGAAAATCATATCAAACAACTTCATCGTGATCTTTTATGCTATAGTAATAAAGATGAACGACATCGAGGTGAATATAAGACCTCACGTAATGATGTAGCAGCTTTTAATTCTCAAGGAAAAATGGTTGGTATCGTTTTTGAAACAGCTACACCATTTGATACACCGTATCGAATGCAAGAGCTTATTACTTGGTTCAATAAGACTAGTGAATTAAAAGATCTTCACCCTTTACTTACGATTGCTATTTTTAATGTCACTTTTTTAGCTATTCATCCTTTTCAAGATGGAAACGGACGTTTAAGCCGTATCTTAACTACCTTACTTTTATTACAAAAAGGTTATGTTTATGTACCATATTCATCACTTGAAAGTGTTATTGAAAATAATAAAGAAAGCTATTACTTAGCTTTAAATCAGACTCAAAAAACAATTTATACTAAAACACCCAATTGGGAACCTTGGATATTCTTTTTTTTACGTGCTCTACAAAAACAAAAACGCCAATTAGAAATAAAAATAGAGAGTGAAAAAAATGCTCTTTTTTCCTTATCTGAATTGGCTCTTAATATCCTTGATTATGTGCGTAATCACGGACGTGTTACAACCCGTGATATGGTGCGTGAAGTTGGTGCAAGTCCCAATACACTTAAAGTAACCTTTACATCATTAGTTGAAAAAGGTCTTTTGATACGTCATGGTGGTGGGCGATCAACTTGGTATAGCTTACCTTAATTTTTATTGCCTTTAAAGCACCTCCCCATTTTTGAGAACAGGGAGGGAATCATGTTTTAAGTTTAAGCTACTTTTACGACAGATCTTTCTAAAACCTGTTTTGCTTCTTCAATGAGTGTTTTATACTGTTTGCTCTCTTCTATTAATGTAAAGGCTTTCACAAGATGCATGTGAAGAGGTCCATAAATATAAACAGCCTTTTTAGTAGGAGACATTTTATCCCAGTCTTTTGGGAAGCGTTAAAATATAGTCCTTTCCCTCTTCAAATGCATACTGATCAATGCGATTCGTAATCCAAGTAGCAAAACGTTTTCTTATTGCCAAAAACGTATGTAAATCACGTGCATTAACAGTTTGAAAAGTTTCCTGATCAATGATCTGTTCTTTAATTTCTATAAGTGTATTCATTGTACACCTCCGTGAATTTGCTCTCTCAAACATGCCAATCCTCTAGAGGTGATTTTCGTTGAAGGCAGCACCTTCTCTGTACCATCCGGTCTTTGGATAGTGATAGCAGGGCAATCCATAAAGCTTTTCTTTATTTTGTCCTGATAAGGTAACAGAGGCGCCCCTCCCTTGATAAAGGCATGAGGTAAGATTTCACTTTTTCCAAACATTTTGTAAGTCACACCGCGTTTTGTTTCTTTTGCTTGAAAAAATTTAAGAGGGATCGGTGTTCCTGAACCAATGATATCTGTCTCAAGAAACTTTGCTGTTGCCTTTTCTTTAATATAAACACCTTTCTTAACACGCTTTGATTTAGCTGAGGTAACTTCGGAAACTTGCGTTTCAGTAAAGCGTTTAACTTGTTTTGCTGTGATATTTAGAGCATTACGCAAAGCCCAATTAAGGCGTGGTGCTTGAAGATTAGTGAAGGTATCCTTCACTTGTTGAAGATACCATTTTTGATGGATAATTAACTTCAACTTCTAAGCTTTTTTTGAGGTTTGTGTTGACGTTTTGGAAGCTTTATATTCTTTTGGTTTTTCGAGTGAGGTTTCCTCTATCACTGGTTCAGATGGTATTTGATCGAGTTCTTTTTCTACCTGCTTAATTTGTTCAACTGCCTTGTCAGGTTTTGTTGTTGTAACGTCAACAAAAGGTTTTGCAGCATTGGCGCGTTTGAGACGCGCATAGACTTGATTGGAAATCTCAACAAATGGATTATTTGGTGTTGAAGTTTCAAAACGAATAATATTCTTGTTATCGCCAACAACACACATTGGCTTAGTAATGACAGCTTTCATTATAGCTCCTTTTAAGACGTCATTTAATGACATCATTGGTCAATTAATCATTTTTTTATCTGAAAAAACAAAACAGCCAGTTTTACGCGGAAAACCGGGCTTTTAAGCCACATTAAAAGCTTGATATTCTACTGAATTTTTGGGGATATTTTTGGATTTTAGATACAACACGACTAGTGCCGTGCTGTCATTAAATACTATTTTTCATATTCTGTCAACAAAAAAAATCATGATATTATGTTTTTTTTATTTTTATCCTATAAATACTTTTAGGAGTATTAATTTTTATTGCTATACGGATATAGCATTGATCAAATTTATTTGGACAATTCTCTAACGATCAAAATATTTATTAAGCATTTTCTTAAAAAAACTGAGAGCGTTTTTTCATATCTAATCGTCCACGCCAAGCTCTCTCCTCACCTCTTCAGAACTATAAAAAGTAGTCTCTCCTCTTCGAACGCGTTCTCTTACCTGTGAAGCTAAATAATAATCCTCCGCTTCCTCTATTCCTCGTTCAATAATCTCACGCAAATAAAAAGACTTTGTACGTCCTGTCTTAACAGCTAAATTATTCAAACGTGTTTCGAGATCACTTGGCAACCGAATAGATATCGTCATAACGCAATCCTTATCTTTGTATTCACTGTAATACAAATACAACAAACTGTACAGAAAAATGTTTCACGTCATATTGCAAAAAATTACATAAAGTATTTACCATTTAGTTTTTCTATCAAAATATTTTTTGGAGACATTTAGAGCAATTCGTAGTGAACTCACAAGATGAGGTAGCATTTGATTTTCTTAAGATATCTGATCTGAAAGACTGGATCCTACATACATATGATTGGTTAACTAAAGATTGTCACAACCTTCGCCAATACCTCATTCATAATAGCTGTTGGCAAACTTTCTACTTTACGCCCATTGCGCACCACCAAATCGAGAACACGAGGCTGATCGCAACGAATGACCCCCCTAGTTCTTGTACCCGTAAGCAGCACTGCAAATCCAATACGGCGAACAAAATTTCCACCGCTTGTGATTGGCAAAATAACTGGTAAACCTGTTGCTTGATTAAAATCATCAGGAGAAACAATGACAACAGGACGATACCCACGCTGCTCTCGTCCTTGGATTGGTTCCAAATCTACCATATAGATGTCACCACGCCTCATATAAGCTCGCCCCCTACAGCAGAGGAATCAACCCACTCACGGTCTTCAGGTGATTGTGGTTGCGAATAATCGGAGGCAGCTAATAACTCAGCCATTGTGTATCGCGGCTGAACTGATGGTCCTACGACAAGACAACCATTATCAATAACCAAACCAACTTCGGTATTTTCAGTCAAGTGAAGAATATCAAGCAATGCAGGCGGTATAGAAAGCATCACGGATCCTCCAACTTTACGTAATTTTGTTGTGTGCATAAAACGCCCTCTCTAATATTATATAAAAATATAACATTCTAAAGCCCATAATTCAATAGCTTGTATGCTTTTGTGTAAAATATTTAAGAAGCACATTTAGAGCAACTCGTAGTGAAGGTACAAGATGAGGTAGCATTTGATCTTCTATAACGAGGTACTGTAATGCTGCAGAAAGGTTATACTGTCCATAGAGACACTGTGCTTCTTTTAGTGCCTCTTGCATGTTGATAAACTGCTCTGTTGCTATCTGTACCCATTTCTCTCTTGCATCGTCATTAGAAGTTATAGGTATTTCATCATAAACAGCACCAAGCAATCCTTTTGCACAAAGGTAATTGTTTTTCACTTCAATATATTGTTGCGCAGCGCCATATTGCTCTTGTGTTATTATACCTTTCAAATAAAGCCGCCCTATGTAGGTACCAGCGAGCGGATTTTTTGCATCTTGTAGTGTTAAACCAAAGCGCTTTGCACGCATTTCAATCGCCAATTGATCCACAGGTTCACGCAGTGTTTTTGCTCTTGAGATGCGACCATTTGGTTCTCTGACACGTCCTTTAATCCGTGGACGCCCTCTCTTCTTTTTATTTTTTTTCACAAATAACCTCAGATACCTGTTTAACGTTTTCCCAAATTTCCTCTGAGTTTGACCGTGTTTCTCCACCCAAAATCACTACAAATAACAGCAACACTACTGATATCCCAAGGGCTGGTATTTTTTTCCAATCATCATCATTATTTATTATCCATACGGAGACAAATATCAGTACTCCAACTAGAAAGCCTGCCAATAGATCACAGCCTCTCTCAATGAGAGCATTATGTTGTAATGATTTTATTTCGTGCTCTGTAATAGTATAGTTATAAACTGGCTTGGATTTACAGATTGCACTAAAGGTATGGAGCGGCGGCTTATCAGACATTTAAACACCTTCTGTTTAAAAAGGAATAGCATCATTCATAACGGTATGGGGCGTATTAAGAGGTCTATGAAAGTTTCTATCATTAGAAGATGACTGCTCTTGATCATCATCATTTTTGCTATCTAACAGCTTTAAGTCGCCTTTGAATTGTGGCAACACAATCTCTGTTGAATATCGATCATGACCGTTCTTATCTTGCCATTTACGGGTTTGTAATTTTCCCTCTACATAAACCTTTGAACCTTTACTGAGATACTGAAGAGCTATTTTTGCTAGATGCGGATTAAAGACCACAACCGAATGCCATTCTGTTTTGTCTACTTTTTGATTGGTAGCCTTGTCTGT